GTCAGCGCCTACGACGGGAACACCATCGCATTGGCCAGGGCAATTTCGCAGGGCAAGCATGGCGAGGAAATGCAGAAGGCCCTGAACAGAGTGCGCCGCGAGGAAATCACGCTTTTCCAGCAGGGCGAGAAAGCGAGGAAGGCCGCCGAGAAGGGGACCAATAAATTCACCGATGAAGTAAAGGACGCAACCAAAGCCGAGGATAAATTCAAGAAGATTCTTGACAAGATGCCGCAATCCAACAAGGACACGGCGGCGGCCATAATGAAAGAGACAGTGCCGGCGATGGGAAAGCTCACCTGGGAAGTCAATGATACCGCCGACGCGTTGGCGGGGCTTGGAACGCAGACCAAACAGACATTCGATGACTTTGTGGCATCAGCCACTGCCGCATGGGAGAAGTACGGCCAGGCCGCCATGGACGTCATTTATGGCATTGATGCTGTTTTCTATCAGACCTACAAGAACCAAGAAATTGCGATGGAGAACGAATACAAGAAGCGCGTCGAGCTGATAGAGAAATCGAACAAGTCAGAGGAGGAAAAGGCCGACGCGATGGCTGCATTGGACGAAGAATTCGATGCCAAGCGATCTTCGCTCAAGGCCAAGCAAGCCAAGCAGGACAAGGCCATGTCAATAATTCAGGCGACCATCAACACCTTCGAGGCCGCCTCCAAGGCGTACACCCTTGGCCCCATTGTTGGCCCGATCTTCGCCGGCATCATAACCGCCCTCGGCCTGGCCCTGGTCGCCAAGATCAAGGCGCAGCCCATCCCGCTTGCGAAGGGTGGCATCTTCGACCGCCCCACGCTGATGGCCGGTGGTGCTTACGAGGTAGCCGAAGCCGGGGAGAAAGAAGTCGTCGCCCCGCTGTCGGGCCTGCGCCGGGAACTCGGCCTGGACAAACGGCGCGGGGACGGCGGCAGGCAAAACGTCGAGGTGCGTGTGTTTATCGGTGAGCGGGAATTGCGCGACATTGTGGTGAAGGTGGTGAATGAGCGGAGCCGAATCGGGAACATCAAGATTTCCCCCAGGGCGGTGCTTACATGAACGTGGTGGATTGCAGGTTCATCTATAATAATTTCATTCGCGGGGCCAGCATCGTTTCATCGAATTACTACTCCGAGCACCCGCAGTTCCCGATTGAGTACATCCAGGACGATGCCCTGGCCTTGCCCTGGCGGGCTAGGTATGGATCGGGCACGGGCAACGGCGTGTTCGTTGTCACGACTGGCACCAATGACAAGATCGACTTTGATGAGGGCGGCGCGGAACTGACGGCCACGCTGACCGCCAATTACTATACCGCGCAAACATTGGCGACACAGGTCAAGGCGCAACTGGACGCCGCCGGGGCGCTGACCTACACCGTCACCTACTCAGAATCAACGGGGAAGTTCACCATCGCCGCAACGGGCAATTTCACCTTGCGCTGGAACACCGGCACCAATAAGGCGGTTGACGCCAGCGACCTGCTGGGATTCTCTGATGCGGCCAACGAGACCGGGGCCGCGACTTATACGTCCGACACGGTCGTCATTCATCGGTACGAGCGGCCGGCTTTCGATTTGGGCGAGGCGAAGGAATACGATTCCATTGCGCTCATCAATCACAACCTGACCAGCAGCGCCACGATCACCATCCGCGGGGCTGATGATAGCGCGTTCACGACCAACGCCGTGACGGATACGATCACCCACAACAACAACAACATCTTTCAGTTCCTCGCCGCCGCCCGCACGAAGCAGTATGTCATGCTGGAGATTGCAGACCCCGCCAATCCATCCGGCTATGTGCAGGTGGGGTGCTTCGTGGTGGGGAAATACTTCGCTACCAGCAGAACCTTCGGCCCCTACGCCGAGGGCGAGCTGGACGAAACCGAGATGGAGTACAGCCCGAGCAACAATGTATTCGTCACCCAGGAGCGGCCCGCGCTGGTGAACCGGGAGATAGCCTTCAAGGGGCTGGACGATACCAGCATCACGAATGTCCGCGCCATGCTCGCGGAGTGCGGCGTCCGCAAAGCCGTGTGGCTGTGCGTTGACAGCACGGCGGCGAACACGGGGAGCTACTGGGTTCGGCTGAAAGAATACTCATTACCGCGCTGTGAGCAACTCGGCTACTGGACCTGGGAAGCCGTGTTGGAGGAGCGGACCTGATGGCGATTACCCCTCCAAGCAATCTCGCTGCCGTTGCCGCTACCACCAGCAAGATCAACCTGTCGTGGACCAACCCGCAGGCATACATCGGCATCGAGGTACAGCGCAGCCCCAACGGCTCGACCGGATGGGCCGTCGTCAGCGCCACGCTGGGCGGCAGCACGACGTCCTGGTCTGATGCGAGTTGCCAGGACGGCACGAAATACTACTATCGGCTGGAGGTGGCGGCAGGAGAGGAAAGCGACTATTCCAACACCGCCAACGCCACGACCCCGCTCGCCGCCCCGGGCGCCCTGAGTGGCACATCTGCCAGCGACGGCACCGAAGTGGATCTCACCTGGACGGACAACTGCCAGAACGAGACCGGCTTCAAGGTGTACAAGGACGGCGTCCTGTTGGCCACGCTAGGCGCGAATGTCACTGCCTACACCGCCACGGGGCTGACGGCCGGCCGCACCTATGCTTTCCACGTCACGGCGTACAATTCGCTGGTCACATCTCAGGCATCCAACACCCTCCGCATCCTGACCGACGACCCCCCGGCCGCGCCAACCGGGCTGACGTCTGTTGCCACTTCCACCACCACCGTGCAACTGAACTGGACGGACAACGCTGACAATGAGACGCGCTTCTACGTGGAGAAAAGCAGCACCAGCGCATCGGCCGGGTTCGCCGTTGTCGGCACCTACCTGGCCGCCAATGTCACGACCTACGAGGTGGACAGCCTTTCCAGCAACACGCAGTACTGGTTCCGCGTGCGGGCGTACAACAGCAGCGGCTACTCGGCATACTGCGCTGTTGCCACGGCGGTTACCTGGGCCGCGATTGCCGCGCCGACCAATCTCGTTGTCGTTGATGTCAACGGCCTGGCCGTCGATCTGTACTTCGATGACAACAGTTCCGAGGAGGACGGCCACAGCGTCGAGATGAAAACCGGGGCCGGCGCTTACTCCGAGCTGGTCGAGCTTGAGCCCAACCGGAACTGCTACCGGGCGACCAGCCTGTCGGCAGGAACGCTCTATACCTTCAAGGTTCGCGCCAGGCAGGGCGTATCGTACTCGGGCTATTGCGACGAAGTGGCCATCACAACGGCAACGGCACCCAGCGCCCCGTCCGGTCTCGCCGTGTCGGAGTATCAGGACACTTGGGTTAAGCTCACCTGGACGCCGATTACCGGGGCTGTTGGGTACAAGGTGCAATATTCCACCAACGGCGTTGACTATGTCTCGGCCGGGGCCGTGCCGTTTGTTGATTTGCCAGAGTACAAGGTCACCGGCCTGACCGCATCAACCCCTTACTGGTTCAAGGTTCAAGCGAAAAACATCCGCGGCTGGGGTTCACTCGGCGATGCCGTGGAGCAAACAACCCGCGCCTCCTTCTCCTTCTCGACCTTCCAAAAGCTCATTCGCAAAAGCAGCCCTAACCTCATCTACCTCGTTGAACTGAACCCCGCGATGGCGCTTCAGGGCTGGGCGCTATCGTCGGGGCAAACCTACACCTATGAGATCAGCTTCGACGAAGGCGGGGCTGAGCTGGAATCGGTGGAGGAGAACGGAACGGCGCTCACCGAGCAATCCAGCATCTCCACCGTGGAGGCTACAGCCGGGACGTGGTGGCACGACACGGCCAATAGCAAGGTCTATGTCCACCCGACGGGCAATGACAGCCCCAACAATTACACCTTCATTGGCGACTTCTGGCTGTACTTCACGACCTGGAGCCGCAAGGACGACATCACCGAGTTCAGCGGCAACCTGTACCTGCCGCTTGTGTCCGAGATCCCCGACATCACCCAGGAGATCTCGCCGCTGTACGAGGGCAACTTCATTATCACCCATGGCTCTATATCGTTCCTCAATGGGCAGATCGTGGGTGAGAACTATTGGGATGACAAGTTCGGCAAGTACCTGTTTTTGAATCGCAAGGCCCGGGTGCTGGCTGGCGGCGAGGACTTTGCATACACCGATTATGTGACGGTGAACACGGGCATCATGGACTCGTATGAGTGCAGTGACCAGCGGTTCACGCTCAACCTGCGCGACAGCCGGGATGGCATCAATCGCACACTGCCGATTGCCAAGTACACGGTCGATGAGTTCTCCGCGCTCGACCCCAGCGCGGAGGGCAAGTGCCGGCCCTTCGGCTACGGAGCCATCACCAACGCCATCCCGACCTGCATCGACACGACCAACAGGATATTTGAGTTTCACAACGGGCGCATCAAGAGCGTGGAATATGTCTATCAGAACGGCGCGACGCTGACGGCCGGGACGGATTACTTCATCGACTATCAGCGCGGCCGCATTGTGCTGGCCCGTGGGCTTACCTATTCCAGCGATGACGTTATCCTGGTTGACTTCACGGGATGGGTGACGCTGGCCGACGATACGATTTCCACCGGCAGCGGCATCTTCAAGCACCTGATGAACGAATATTTGGACATCGACGACAACAATCTAGACCTGCCGTCCATCGTCGCCACCTACGTTGCCAAGAGCACCGCGCTGTCGCTGTACGTTTGGAAGGAGATGGACTCCCAAGATCTGATCAGGCGCATCGAGCGGAGCATCGAGGCGACGACCTTCCAGGCGCCCGACGGGACGCTGGGGATCAAGACCGAATTGAGCACGGCCCCGAGCGATATTTTTTACATCCCCGACGCCGACGTGCTGGACTTCGGGATGAGCAAGAGCAAGGACTCCATTTTCTCGCAGGTCAATATTTTCTACGGCGAAGATCCCAGCACCGACACTTACAACCTGCAGGTATGCGGGAACGCGCAGTTGAACTACAAGCACAAGATCAGCCAGACGCTTAAGTTCCACACGGCCCTGACGACCGCCGCGCTTGCCACGGCGCTGGGTGCCAACATCATTGCATTGCTCGATCGGGCGAAAATCTCATTCACGGTTCCCCGGCTGCTGTTCACGCATCAGCCCGGCGACCTGGTCTATTTCAACCGTACGCGGTTCTACGACGACAACCCCGTGGCGAGCAACAAGCTGCTGCGGATCATGGCGGTGAGCAAGTCGTTCTCCACTGGGAGAACGGGCATTGTCGCGGAGGTGGTGTAGTGGCCGGCGAAGTAGCGAAGCAGAACGATTTCATTGCACACCTTCGGGCCGACCCCAGGGGAGCGCACGGCATCTGGCAGATGATCGTGGACCAGACGGCAATCAAGAGCCGGGCGAAGTTCCGCGCCTACCAGACCACGCAGCAGACCAATCTGACGGCACTGAGCTGGACGAAGGTGACGCTGGACGCCGAGAGCTACGACATCGGCGGGTACTTTAATACCACGGATTCCAAGTTCGTTGCTCCGGTGGATGGGTTCTACCTGTTCACCGCCCAGGTGACGCTGGCGTCGGGGACGTTCTCGGCGCTCAAAAAGTTTGGCATTGCGCTGTACAAAGCCAGCGCGGCGATTGCTACGGCGTACTTTTCCAGCAACAACGATGGCGATGACATAGTGCTGCAGATCAATGACATCGTGCGGCTGGACGCCAATGACGAAATCACGGTCTATGTGGTGAGCGGCAACGATAACAATAACACCGACCTCACGGCAGGGGAGGCGGTGACGTATTTCAGCGGGCACATTCTTTCGACGGATAACTAGGAGGCGCACATGAAAAAGGTATTCATCGTTCTGGTGCTGCTGGCGGCGCTGCTGCCGGCAGATAACAAGCCGATCCAGTTCACGCTGGGCAACTGGCTGTACAAGCCGGTGAGCAATCAGGCGCTACTGACGACCAGCAGCCCCACCTTCGCGGGCCTGACGCTGTCGGGCGGCACGGCATCGACGCTGGCCTACCTGAACGCAAGCAAGGCGTTCACGAGCCTTGCCAACTCTGCCGGCTACCTCCTGAACGACGGCTCCGGCGGGCTATCGTGGGGTGCGCTCGATCTGTCGCCCTACGTCAAGAAGGATGGCTCTACCGAGTTGACCGCCGACTGGAACGTGGGGGCGTTTGACCTGACTTGCGTGGATATGAACGCGACCAATTTCAAGTTGTCCGGCACCGGCACGTTGACCTCAACCGCTGGCAATGCCACGTTCACCACGAGCCTGACTGCGGCAAGCGGCAACGAGATTGCTCTGGCGCTGAACTACACCACGAATAAAGCAGCGGGTGATGATTCTGGCCTCGTTATAACGCAGACC